TCAAACATTTAAATCCCTTCCATTCATAATTAATCCAAGTAAAGCCATAATAATAACGCCTATAATAAGGCGCAGGATCCAAGTTGTATTGCTTTTAATTGACGAGATATCTTCCTTAATGTCTTTAATATTGCTCTCTGCTACAGCCAACCGAGTTTCGACATTTGTCATTCGCTCTTCTAATCTGTCAATCCTCGTATCCATGTCCCCACTCCTTTTCTGCAAAATTAAAAGAATCTTTTAGTCCCCTTTACAATTCATATTCTTTTAATCCTTTAAATTTTATTTTATCCCTATAAAAAATCATGTTTTCTCAAAAAATTCGTTAATATTGTTTTAAGCAACTTGGTAACTAAATTTTCTCAAACTTATAAAGCTTTTAATTCTACTTATATTTTTCTCGAAAAATGAGTTAGTTTTTTTTTCAACTTTAAATTTTCCTGAACAAACTAAATGAATAATGGTTTCATCCACTCCGCTAATTCCATCAAGGTATTCCCTTTATCATGAACTAACAAATCACTATTAACTGAGGGTTAATTCTTTCAGTATTCTTTTGTAATATATAAGCCTCTCTCTCACAAATGCACTAATTGGTCCTGTTCAACTTACAGCTCCGAATATATTTAAGTCTAACGCTTTTTACATCTGTTTTTTATATGAAAAAGAGTGCCGTACACCTAGCCCGCTTCGCTAGATGCATGGCACTCTTTTTCATTTTCAGGATCACAATCTGATCATTTGCCTTTTGTAATCCCTTCAATCATCAATAACGAAGCCTATACAGTTCTTTTCCTTTAAAATTCTTATAAAGCTTTTTCCATAAAGAGATAAACGATGTAGTAGGACTGGTATGTCAACGCTAAACTGTACAAACTTGTATTCATTTGGCGCATGAGAGTTTAACGATCTATGTATACGAAAATTGTTGAATCAATGTACAAAATCAAAAAGTTCAAATTCAAGTGATTGTTGGCTAGGAAAAACTCTGCAACTAACGAACTCTGTTTTGATGATTTTAAATGTCGCCTCAGCGACCTCGTTATCGTACGGGAGCTCACTCAATGACCGTTTGAAACCAAGCGTATCTAAGTCTTGATAAACTCACTTCCACGGTCAGTGTGAAACAATATAAGGCGATTTAAGTTGTATTTTACTGACGCAAAAGCACGATGAACCAATGCCGCACATTCTTGTGTGGACCAGTACTATAGCCCATCATTTCACGGTTAAATAAGTCAATTAACACACACTTAATGCCATTTATGTTGTACTAGAACGTAGATTAAGTCACTGACAATCACCTTAGTTCCTCGTCTTGACTAAACTCTCGATTTCATACACTTCCATATTGTATTCGTTAAACGTCACTTTAGTTGGCTTATAGTGGGCGATGGTAATTTGGAGACGAGCCCTTCTTGTTTCATGATGGGACGGATTCATTGACTGGAAACTTACCAACCTTTTTTCAAGCTCTTTTTAATCTTTCTTTAACCATATAGATGTCTCTGCTATTCTTGAATATTTCAACAATCAAGGTGTTAACTCTTCGCCACGATTATTCAGAATGTTAGACTCATAGTAATAAGTACTTCATTGAATTTGTAGGACGCCACACAACACATTGCACCTGCGATTACTCGGTGCAGTAAAAACATGTTCTGATCCGAGTATTTGTGACGGTTATTTCGAATCAGTTTACCTTTCGTCCCATATCAGCGCGGCTTGCTTTTTAATAAGACTTGGCATTTTATATGCCTAGTCGAATTTATACCTTTAGGTGCAGATGTCATTTTCCATGGCAAGACGTTGGTTTTCTTTTCTTAGTCGAATGAACTCATTTTGTTCAGGTGTATGATTCTCTTTTTCTTCAAATGCAACCCGTTGTCTTATGCTGGCGTACCCACTTATCAAAAGCTGAAGGTGTCAGTTCGTACACTTAAATGATTTCAATACGAGGTTTTTCAGTAGCGTGCAATTCACGGTTTGTTCGTTAAATTCTTTAGAAAAGGTTCTCCTTGGTGTAAAAATTCTAATTGTTAATATCACCGTGTTTTTTAAACAGAGGAGAGCATCCCAAAGGTCAAAAAAACGACTTTTTAGACACCCTCTTCTTACTTTTAGTCATGTTATTTTATTTGAGAAGGATTCATTAATTTTGAGGGGAAAGGCGAGCCCTCCCCCTTAAAATTAAAAATAGGCATGGCAAATAGACTGAACGACTTTATTCCTTGTCCTAAATTATTTGTTGTATATATCATATTAAAAATCACTTATCTGAAAGTACAGTATGCCAGAATAAACCTATCGAAAGTAACTTTATATATATATCAACCTAAAGGGCACAAAAAATGTAAGTTCCCAATTGTTTTAATGTACGATAGAAGTCACTCAATTTTTTAGTGACTTATAAACTTACTATTCTTCCTTAAATAGCCCCGTTACTCAAACCTACTTTTTATTTATTTTGCTGAGCTTTCTCCATTTAAAATCCGCTCAACAACTTTTTGTCTTACAACATCTTCAATTGCCTGCTCATCAAAAAATGATTCAAATTCTTCTTTTTCCAGTGGAACATAGCCATTTAGATTAATGCTGGAATCCCCATTATTACCTGTAAAATAAACTTGCAAATCCTTAGTTTCTTCACCTTCACGTCTAATGTTAATGTTTGTAATCTCTACTTTCATTTTACATCCTCCTCATTTAATTGAAATTCGTTATAGAGACAGGCTAAAGCATAAGCGTCATTGTCTTTGAATTCATACTCGGTGTCTTCAGCTACTAAACTTTTAATTACGGATTTAACAGATTGCAACATAGCTTGAGAGTTGCCCCCTTCGATGACGACTCTCTCGTTGTAAAACTTCCCCAACTCATCTTTTAATTTTTCCGGTTCATTTTTCAGCTCTTCCAGCAGCTGCTTTTCATTTTCACTAACAACTTTTAACTTTTCCATCAGCTGACGGCTTAAATTTGTCCGATGGATCGACTTCATCCCTTTTAAAGATAAGCTATCCAAAAAGTTAATAACCCGCACCAGATTACTATGTTCGATCTCTATTTTCACGCCATTTTCTCCTCCAATTGATTTATTTTTTGTTTCAAATATTGGTTCTCAATTTTTAGCCATTCGAATTCATTTTCCAATTGATCAATGCGGCTTGTTTGAAACTTTAACGAGCCGGCAATTACACCTACAGTGTTGTTAAGGCTGATTTGTTTTTTGTCTTTTGATGTAATTAAGCTTGGGCTGTCCTCAGCTATCCACCCCACTTTTAATTCGTCCGTACGCGAACTCCCATCCTCATTTTTATAGTTGAATGTGACTACATCCATGTTTTCAAAGACAAATTGCAAATAACCCACATCTGCATCTTTTATATTTGTCTTATTGTCACGACTGGACATATTGACAAGGTCAATGTAGTGGAGGTAATTTGTATAAATCCTCCACATTCTGACTCCTTCCCTGCCTATATTACCTCGTGCACTGACAGATGGCTCTATCACTACCATTTTTCTACGGGTTCCGTCGCTCTGCATTTCGGTATCCGCTGGATAAATATCTAAATATGGGTAGTTTATAAGATTCGATATTCTAAACCTTCTCGAATAAGTAATGATGTTTCCACCACTGTAAAGCTCCATATGAGCAGTATTAGCCGTACTACCAATAATAAAATGACCGTTTACGTTCATGCCTATGCCTGCCGATACGCTGCCATTACCACTAAAAAATCGTATTGTCGCAGGATCTGATTGGCCAGCGCCTCCGATGTTTCTGACACCAAGATGTATGCGCATCTTACCATTACTATCAATTGACCGTAGCCCAGTATTGTCAAGCTGAATAGACTGTACACCATTTTTAACTGCTAATGTAACAAGGTTCGCATTGATAATACCGCTAGTGATCTTGTCGGCGGAAAGAGTGGCGATCTTTGCATTTGTTATGGCCCCGTTGGCAATCTTTGCGCTGTCAACGGATAGGTTCGCAATTTTTGCGTTTGTAATAGCTCCATTTTCAATCTGTGCTGTCCCCACTGACGCCGTGCCGAGTTTTGCGCGTGTAATGGCTGCGTTTGCGATGGCGGCCGTGCCTACTGCAGCATTTGCGATCATGGCAGTTTTTATGACAGCATTGTCTATCTTCGTTTGTCCGGTGATGTGGACTTTTTGTCCGGCTATCAAAATGCCAGAAGTGTCGATGTTAATCTGATTGATAACATCGCCTTTTTGGACTCTTAGGTTAATAGCATTAGATAACTGGCTAATTTGCGACTGAGTGGCCATGTCTTCGGGGGCAGGAGTCCAATCAGTAGCTTTGTTGCCTTTTTCGAGTTGTAAATTGAATATCCTGAACCAGGCATACCCGTTTGAACCATTTAATTCTCTTTTGAGTATAGCCGCTATTAAAAAGTAGCAGTTATCATCTGTTCGGTCTGCCTTAAAGGTGTGCGACACTACGTGATAATGGATATCAGAACTAGCTTGAAACGGCTTGTATTTTGGATAACCATTCGTGTTTATGGCTTTTAACCTTAAATTTGGCCCCCCGTCACCATGCATTAGGTAGGTGTAGTCAAGTAACCCATTAAATTCATTGCTTGCAATTATAAACGATAAAGTGTACTCTTCTCCTTTGATTACACTGAATCTATTTCTTTTAAATTCGATACCTAATGCGGCACCAGCTCTAATAGCTATATCTTCACCGTTTGGTTTTTTTGATTCCCATTTGAGATAATTTCTGCCTAAATACCTGTCGTCAGTTACAACCGACACCGTGCCTATGTTTGTCCAGGTACTAAACCCATTTGTAGATGTAAAATCAGTACCGGCAATTAAATTCCTCCCGCCAATCTCCAACCCGTTTAAATCATTTCTTACACTCGTAATCGTACTCTGCAAACTACTGGCCGTCTGAGTGAGAGTACTAATATTGCCCTCTGCGTTTGACATCCTCGACTGCAAAGCATTGGCAAGCTGCGTAACGGTTGAGATATTACCTTTATTATTGTTAACCTGCGTTTGCAACCCTTGCGCTGTTTGCGTGATGCTCGAAAACCGTTGGTTGATCAGATTATTATTACTATCGTATTCTCCCTGGCTGACTTTCGATGCCAAACTTTTTGCCGTCTGCTGTACGAAACTGTCGTAAACAGTCTTGTCCACTTTATTGGTTACCTGGGCAGAAATACTGTCAACGGTTTGTTTAAGTTGGGAAAATTGAACGTTGGTTGTTAAATCTTCGGGAGCTGGGCTCCAATCAAAAACTATTCGTTCTCCCTCAACAAGATGGATTGAGTGTAAGCTTAACTGTCCACCCGTTTGCCCTTGAATTCTATAAAAAGTAAACTGATAGTATTGATGATCTTTTGCAATAAAAGAGTGTGTATATCGGATCCAAACCTCTGTTAAATCAATTATTCTTTGTCCACCTTGTTCCGGTCCGACTTGCCAACGCCCGTTACCCTTCAAACAAACAGACCAGGTGTATCTTTTTCCAGCTACCAATCTATATGGCATTCTATAATACCTGCCGCCTGAGTCGGTCAACGTATCTGTTCTAGTAAGTGTTGCTATCATTCGCTATCTTCTGTAATTTCAAGTGCTGTGATTCTACCTGCACCAATACTTGAACTAAATCTGTTATTTTCATTTGTGAATGCCGTCTGCGGTATCAAGTTTGTAGCGCTGATTTCAAAACTATCAAGATTGCCCTGCACCTGCGTAATCTGGCTCGTCAAACTGTTGCTTGTCTGCGTCAACTGACTTTGCGTAGCAAACTTGGCATTTGCATCAACGGTGTACATCTTGCGAGATATCTCACGCTCATTCTCGACGATCTGTACACTGTGTTGATCAACCATTTCGCTGACCGAGTCCAGAAGAGCACTGGTTGCTTCGGCAATTGTTTTGGCGCTCCCGGCAATAGTGTGGGCATTAACAGCTTCATCAAAAGCTGACTGTGCTTCCTCAATAGCTTCATTAGCGTTGCTTGCAGCAAGGTTGGCTTTTTCAACGGCTTCACCAGCTCTGTTTTTGGCAGTATCAATTTCAGCAGTCACATCAGCGCCGATCATGCCTAAATTGACTGTTCCATCAGCAAGTATTTGAGCTGTTTTCGACAGCTCACGCAATTCAGCTGCAATGTCGGGACCAAAAAGAATATCATCAGAAATAATCCGTACGGTTGACGCTTTGACTTGCGCAGACCAATCAGATGGCCTGCCGTGCATGTTGACTGCTCTTACTCTGTAATACCACACTTGGTCCGTATCCACTTCGTGGGGAAACCCGCTGACTCTGCCCCGCCACAAAAGATGTTGATTATCAGGTACAAAGTCTTTTACTTGGGAACCGTACACCTCGTAATGGCTGATATAAACTGCTTCGTCATAATCCCAGTACAATTGAATAACACGGAAACCACCGGTAGCCTCGACATTTACAGGTGTATCTGGCTTAATATCCGGAAATCTGTCGTTCGTGATCGGGCCGCCGCCGGATTCCCATTTGCTCCGATTTTCCCGGATTTCATTTTTCAAGTCGTCAAGTTCACGACCAAGATCATTTTCATACACGGACAAAAACTGCCCCATTTCAACTACGGCAGTTCCTTCTATATCCAAAAGATCATATTCAATCGCTATAACTCTCGTTTGGATCTCAATTGGCCGCGCAAATTGCCGGTCGATGGCGACAGCAGTGTCACCTAGACTTACATCCTTATCAAGTAAATCCACTGACAGTTTGTAATGTACTTCGGGTTTTTTAGCTTGTTTAAGAGCTTCCCAGGTTGCTCGTAATAGCTTGGCAGGGTCCTTATAATCTTGGTTGCTAAATTCGCCATACCGATGTAATAACTGTCCTTTATATATGCGGCCATATTGGAGTAGCGCATCCGGATCTCCAACCCACTTTTGCCCTCTCGGCTTGTCAGTAGGATCACCTTTCGATTTTTTCCATTCCACATCTGCAAAATCGATATATTCATTGCGGTCGTCTGTATGACTTCCTTCATCGCCTGTATTTTCGAGATTTGCCCCCCAACCATATAAGGCAGTTTTCGGATATGACAAGACCGTTCGCTGGATTTCTTCAATGTTATGATCGATCTCAAAACGGGCCCCTTTATCTGCTCCTAGACGTTCATCTATGATGATTTTACGAACGGTAATTTTATTGCCATCAAATTCAACTGTATCGCGAAATTCACCGCCCCACACTTCAAGAATCTTCCAAATACAGTCAACGCTGGATAAATGATAAAAGTTCGTAGACGCCAAATCCAACCTTACTTTTACTTCACCTATATAACGCGTTCCCGCTAATGCATCATTTAAAGCTAATTGTGCTTCTTTTTCCGTATAACGCTTGTCTAATACAAAGTTATCGTTTAATTCATCCAGCCATGCAGGGATACATGTTGCCGTGGTTTGTGGTCCGTCGTCATTATCGATATCGTCTAATTCTTTGATGACCATTTCCCGATAGAAACCATCTTTGTCTTTGAAAACCACACGATTTTCTTCTTTTACGTGTTTTACACGTTCGGCATCAGCATCCACAGTGAATACAAAAGGCTCACTAGAAACGCTGTTTATCTCTTCACGAAACGGCGCACTAATAAGCCCAGTTGATTCGGAGATAATTGTTAAAAGATCATCAGCCTGACTGAATATATAAATCTCTGACATGGTGTCCTCCTTTCACGCAGGTTAAAGCCCCCTCTTATAGTGACCATGATTGAGGGAGTATCATAGATACAGATTACTTCAAAGGAACTCCAAGAAAAACGCTTTACACTTTTTGAGTCTAGAAGTATACCAGCTTTTAAAAAACGATTTAAAAAATTAATCGGAGAAATGATTTTTACAGATCTCATATATGCTAAAATCGATTTCTTTTGTTCTTTATTCCTGCAATAAATTGACTTCGAAAGAAGTAAACAGACCCCATTCTCAAAAATGTCCAGAAGTTGTCCGACTTCTTTTCGTTCGATACAATTTATGATACGTTGTTCTAACCCTTACAATGTCACACTACATTTTTCTCATCCTTGTTACTTTCTTAATAAAATTTTTCTGTATAATTCAACTCCGTCTCATGACTCGCTCTCAAACCGACTGGTCCCGGAACTAGTTTAAACCACTCAGTCTCAAGTGCAATTGATACGGCTAAATCCTTACCGTTTAAAAAAACGTCACGCGTATTATAATAGATTTCCAGCACATCGCCGGCTATAAAATCATAATATAAGACAACCTTGCCACTGTTGTTTGTTTCCAAGCTAAATGACGATTGTGGAACCGTGAATCTTGTTCGGCTAGTCCAAGGAGTTGACTCCTGACCGCCAATTGTAAATATTTGTTCAGAGGCAGTGATGTTTAAGGTTTGTTCGTTCATATTTTTTCCCGGATCGGTACAAATAAAAACGAGACTTCCAACAATGTCATTGGAATCCTCTTCTGGTGTGTCCCCGCTTTGCAATGTTGCTAAAAAGTACGCTTCCTCGTCAGTAAATTCTAGCCTTTTCTTGGAGCCAAGCAGCAAACTGTTTAACCGATTGAAACGGTCTCGAAATCCTTCGTTTGTGCGATCAGTAAGTTTATACTTAACAGTGATCTCTCTGACGTCGTATGTGTACCCTTTTTCTCTGGCTCCGTGTCTATTTGACACTTCAGTCATATTAATACGCCTAGATAATATACCCCTGCCACTGATCGATATTGTTGTAAAACTACCATTGTGGTCTGTTAAAGCCTCATCAAGATTCACGCCATTAAAAAGAGTATTCAATGGCAGGAGAGGGCGTGACATTCCGCTTCCTGCCACTGTATCAACAAACTTGTACATAAGCACCCTCCTATCTTGGCGCACGCCTTAGCCTTGCTAATTTGCGGCTTTGTGTATTGGAAATATCGTCTACAAATGTGTTAAAATCCGTGTTGCCAAGCTGTAAATGGATATAGGCAGGCTCTTTGCCAATGCTCATTTCACCAGCCATAGTACTCCTCATCTGTACATTGGCCATCTGGTTAACACCCGCCATCTGCCCCGCAATGTTAATAGGCTCAACATTCGGTATCGCTACAAGTTTTTTCATTTCCCTTTGCACTATTGGAACAGCGCTTTTGATACTTTGTGCTATGGTGCCTCCGAAGTTTAGTTTTTGGATATCACGTAATGGCCCTTCTTTTGCTGGCGAAAACGGCAAGAAATCACGAATTCTTGATGCCACATTGTCAATTGCGTCAGTCACTATGCTAATAGCCGAACTTATGCCGTCTGCTATGGAAGTGACAATATTTCTTCCAGCATCAAAAAACCTGCTGACCATGTCAGTAACAGCCGTTAACGCACTGTTAATGCCATCTGATACGGCCGAACTTACATTTGTCAGCGCGCTTTGCACGATGCCAGCCAAAGCATTAAACACATCATTTATGACACTTCTTATTGTGTTTACAACAGTTGATATAACAGAGACGATACCATTCCAAACACCCGAAATGACAGATCTAATAACGTTCATTATCGTCGAAATAATAGAGGATATGAAATTAAATCCTGTACTGACAACGCTCCTTGCCCAGTCTACTCCGGTTTGGAAAACACGGGTTATAAAATTCCACATGGCTTGAAGAAGATTTTTGAGACCTTCAGCGAAAAGCGAGCCAATCGCTAGAATTCTCCCGATAAAAAAGAGATTAATTAATCCCCAAACCAACTGTAATGCGCCGGTAAATATCATTTTAATCGCATCCCACATTGCCGACCAATTGCCAGTAAATAATGCACTGAAAAACTGAACAATACCTAAAATCACATTGATAGCGCCTTGTATTACCCCTTTTATTGATTCCCAAGTAGATACAATTAACGCCTTAATGACAGGCCACACTGTTTGCATGATGGTCCAAATCACGATCATTACTGCGCCTATAACAACACTAATGACATTCCACACGTTTTGTACAGCTTGTAGGATCATTTCGTTGTTTTGTTGCCACCATGCGACCAGTTGCCCCCATATAGTCATTACAAATTCATGTATTGTCGTTATGACCGTTTGAATGATTCCAGATATAAAAGCCCATGCCGTTTGCATGGCTGCTCTTACCGTCTCATTCGTGTTGTACAGATAAATGAGTATTCCCACTAATGCTCCAATAGCAAATATGATTAAAGTTATTGGTGATGCCAAAAATGCTCCAATAGTAGAAAAAGCGGCCATTGCGTTTGTTAATATCCCTGTTGTTATAAACGCACTGATCGCCGATGCATTATAGGCGATGATAGCTGCTGTTAAGGTAGCTAAAGCGACAGCTACCAGAAGGATGGTCGTTTGATTTTCTGTCGAAAGCGTATTGAAATTCCTCAAAGAATCAGCAGCTATACTCAATAAACCAGTTACGGTGCTAAATGCATCCATTAACGGATCAAGAACCGGTTCCAGCACTGCTGTCGCAAAGTCAACAAAAGCGGCTTCTGCTTGGCCTATTGCATTTTGAAATAACTCGCTTTCCATTATTGCAGATCCGGCAAATCCTGCTATCCCTGTTGTAGCTGCTGCCATTACGCTTTTAAAGCCGCTTGTAAATTCTTTTCCTTTTTTTGCCTTTTGCCCTTTGGAGCCAGTTTCATTTTTAAATGCTGTTGAAAAAGCATCAGCACCATTCGCTTTTAAATATGCTTCAACAGAATAACTTTCACCCATCAGCAATCCCCCTCCCTGAATTTATTCTTGCAGCCAAAGAAGCCATCCGCTGCCATTTAGGGAATAGCTTGCTTCTTTGCGGTCTTTCTACTTTTTTAAGCTCTTCTTCATAGTTGTAAAAATCCTGAAACTTCCTAAATACAGGAACTTGTTTCTTTCCTTGCTCTTTTGTTGCACCCGCCATATGATATAACCATGCTTGTATATGCATATCATGTTCTTTATCTATTCTTTTTAATTGATATGCTCTCATTTTGTATGCATATTCTTTTAATGACATGGTATTGATTTCATACAGGCTCTTGCAATCAAGAAATCTAAAGCAATTGATTACAATTCCATCGTACGTTTCTCGTGATGTTTTTATTGTTGTACCTTTGCTTTCTTCTCGAAATCCTCGATCTTCTGTTTCAAAAAAACCGATTCTCTCATTCCATTTTCTAGCGTTTCAAATAATTCGTTCAACTTTCCATCGAAAGCGATTTTTTCCAATTCGGCTTCGATGTCATTGTTAGACGGCTTCGATTGAAGATGATCCGTTCCAGCTTTTATGACATTGAAAATCACGGTTGGATTTTTCGTTTTAAAATAAAACAAAGATTGTTCAATACCCATGCCAAATTCCACGCCATTCATATTAGCTGTATAAACTTGATCCATTTTTTTAATAAAACCAATCCCAAATTTCAATTCATATTCTTTACCGCTAATCATTAATTTCATATCCGATATCCCCGCTTTCTTTTTTAATGATGTAGAAAGGGAGTAAATCCCCTTCTACAATCTATTGTCCTTCTGGCGCTGGTTCAGTAACTGTTGTTGTATCTTTAAATGCATACTGCGCAGCTTGTTCTTGTTCTGCTGTTAAAGTCGCGCGTCCAAATTGCGGTTCCATTTCAACTGTAAATGTACTGGAAATCGTTACATTTTCCTCTGCGTTTGCAGGATCTTCCCATTCAGATAGATAACCCTGTGCATATACAGCAGGATATTTTCCTTCTGCATCTTTTAAATCCTCGTCAACGGTCACTTCCCATAATTCTAGTTTTTCACCTTTTATGACGGCTTCTTGCAACATTTTTCCAAGTGGATCTCCTTTAGCTTGAATAGCGTTGACCTCCACTTCCGCTTCAAGACCGCCAACTTGAATAACTCGTCCATCTTTTGTGACGAGCGCTTCTAGTTCTCGGGAATAAGTAAATGTGTGTTCCGTTTGGAAAGCTAGTTTTGCAGCTTCTTGATTTTGATCAGCTAACTTTCTGAATAACAAAATTTTATTTTTACCATGTTGCATTTGCGTTTCTACTGACATTTATACCCCTCCTGTTGGATTTGATATCCCTATGATTCCATTCATTTTTCCGAGACATTTTTTGATCAGGCTCGGATTCCATTTTTCTTTCGGCTTCCTTCTGGATTCCATATGACACGATCGACAGAATGTTAGTCAAATAGGAAAATTATATGCCATCCTTTTCTCCCCTTTCCCAGACGCTTCCCTTCAACAAATACCTAGATTTCCAATAGCTGTGCAATTTGACGCTCTTGGTAAATGTTCCTTGAAGCCTCTGAACAGTTGATTTTGAACATAATAAATAAGCCTTTTAATGACTTGCTTAGGTCAATCGCAAAAAAATGAAAAGCTATAGGGTCTTTTTCTTGCTATCAACTCTGTCTCATTGTTTCAGGTTAAATTCAACCTCGCGATCAGTTGTTAAGGAAAAGCACCCTTCACTAATAGAGACTTCATACGACAAGTCGTACGTCATGAAACCACTTGTTCTACTTTTTTTCTTGCCCGTTCAATATACTGTTGGACGGTCCTCTTTTTAAGACTCAGCATTTCTGCTATATCGGACATGCTCAATCCTTGAGCAACATGCAAAATATAACATTGCCTTTCCCTAAAGGAAAAAGAAGATAATATGTTCAGCAAAACTTTCTTTTGTTCTTCACTTAAACTTAGTGGCTTATGATTTGGTTCCAACTGTTCCATTATATCTGGGATAAATTCCATCGTTTCTAATGATCGTTTTTGATATACACTTTTTACGTCTATCCCGCGCATGACACCTGGTTGCTGCCCGGTTTCAAGCCACTTGATCACAAAATCCATGTCTCCAATCATGCTGCTAATTGTTTTTCTATCTTGCATATCCATAGGATCTGTTTCATCTAAACTGTTGCGCAATTTATCAAGCTGTCTTTTTCCTTCTGAGTATTCTTGAATTAAAATATCTGCCCAATTTCCCATTAAAAACCCCTCCTTAAAGCTGTCTGAATGAATATCTAGTTTATTCACTATTAAAAAAACTCTCTATACAGTGTTTGCATCCGCCCATTTTTCACATAGCCTTTTGAAAATTTCACTTGACAACTACCCCATCCAATTTTATTAAGTACATTGGCCTTGTTCACATTACTAAAAAGGAATATTATTCATCCGCTTATCCTTGGTTTCCTTGAATACAACAAACTTGGGGTTTCTAAACAACCTTGATACCAGTTTTTTATCGTACATGTGAAACAGTGTTTCGCTTGAGAGATTTGTAGTAATGATTGAAGATTTATCCTGCCTGGTGGTAGTAATCGCATATAAAACTCTTTGAACAAAATCGGTGGCAACTTTATCGGTGCCGATCGCGCCAGTTTCTGCGCCAATATCATCCAACGCGAGATAATCAACTTTGGACATCAGTTCTACAAAATAGCTTTCGGTGTGTTTTCTCTCTTTGTTGTTAAACGAATCCTTAATCGTCCTCATCATGCTTTCTACATTGACAAATAGGCACGATGCATTTAATTCACTCTCATTCAATTCACGTAGAGCGGCATAAGCTAAGTGGCTTTTCCCGGCACCTTGATTACCTTGAAGAACCAAATTAAAAACTTGGCCATCTTTAAAACGGGCTACCGATTCTACAACTGTTCGTTTGTTCATTCGCGCTTCTTGGTGTTCAACTTCATAATTATCTAATGTAGCTGCCAAGATCGTTTTATCGGATAATATACTAAGGTTGTAAAAAGTGTTATAATTTTTTCGCTTTAATAATTCATCGTACCGCCTTTGGATGGCCTCCTGCAGTTTGTCATCTTCTTTCTCCAATTCACAGCGGGGACAAACCAATTCACCATCTACCATCATCATTTGAATAGGCTTGACGATCTCCAGCCCGTCTTTTATATAAGTGTGCCGTTCACATATTTCAGAATGGTATGTTATATTCTTTGGCCATTTTTCCGGAATCGTGATTTTCTCCATTTGTTACACCGCCTTTTTGATTAAGGTAGGATTCAAATTTCGTTCCGAATAATGTTTCTGGCCGAAGGAATTTATTCATCTTTTTATCAACGAGCCACTCTTTGCATTTGATATGAATGACAGTTTTAAAATCCTCCAGCCTATATCCCTCATTCCAACGGGCTTTAATGAAAGCTTTTGTTTTCTTCGTTGTATGTCGATAATTGGTATGAGCCGCTTTGTTAAGATAGGTGACTATCTCGGCATATGGTATATTATCTATATCTTTATCTAGATCTCTATCTATATCTGTGCCATCACGTGACGTCACGCTAACGTCATTTAACGTTGCTCGTTTTTTTCGTTCTCTATACCTTTTATTTCTTTCCGCATTCAGTTTTCGAACTCGTTCCATCCCCTCAATGTTTTGATGTTTGTCCCAATTCGTAATACTGATAAAATGCTCATCCGAAATGTCAATCATCCCAAATGCTTTTAATGTTTTAAGAGCCATTCTTACAACATTAAGCGGTCTATTGAAAATAGTTGCCAACATCTCGTCCGTGTATGGGACATTTTCGCTTAGATAGATATATCCGCTCGCGTTTGTCTTTCCAGCTTGGGCCAAAAGCTTCACCCAAATGATTAGAATAGTGTCGGCTTCCGGCATATTTTCAATGAGGCGAATCTTCTCGTCTTCAAACATTTGTGTACTAAGCTTGATCCACTTTACATTCATTCATGTCACTTCCCGTTAAAAAATTCGGATCGTGATATACTTTTTCTCAGTTTTATAAATATGAATGATTTTACAAATGACAATTGCGGTAATCATCTTTAAAAACAATGTCTGATGTTCAATGAGGATGCGAATATCAAGTAGAATCCTTTTAGAATCATCCAACGTCTCTTGGCTGGGCAATCGCCACACTCCCAATACACTTACTCGCTCTTTCGTTCCTTTATAGGAACTGAACATTCAAAAAAATATGTAATGGGAACGCCCATTTCCGTATGAATTTTTTTAGCTTCTTCTAATGTAAAATCACCGAAGCCATTTAACTTTTTACTAACAGTGTTTGGTTTAGTATCGATCACTTTTGCTACATCTCGGTGCTTAAAGCCATTTTCAACTAAAAATGCTTTAATTTTATCATAGGCTCGTCTCTGCTTACTCAAATTTCAGTCCTCCTTTTGTTCCATAATAGGAACACCTTTACTATAAAACATGCCATATTCAATGTCAATAAAAAATGTTCCTTAAAAGGAAAAAAATATTGTCTAATGTTGCATTTAAGGAATACATATTATATTATATTCCTAAATCAGGAATGCCAAAGGGAGATAAACATGAGTGTATTTGGTAAACGGATAAAAAAATTAAGAGGGAGCCAAAGCATAGAAGAGTTGGCGAAAAAATTGAACGAAAAATATGAAACGACAATAAGCAAGAGCATGATTTCGCGCTATGAAAACGGACAATCTGATCCCAGAATGGAAATAGTGAGGATATTTGCCGATTATTTTCAGGTATCTGCTGATTATTTAGCTGGATTAAGCGAAGAGAGTAAACCACGCGTAACTGAAAAAGGCGGATTATATACAATCGCTGCCCATCACGAAGGAGAGGAATGGACCGAAGATGAATTAGAAGAAATAGAAAAGTTTATGGAATTCGTAAAATCAAAAAGAAAACAAAAGGGGGAAAAAAATGTATGACAGACTTCTAAGAGAGGCTTCTGACAAGGGAGTCGATATCTACGAAAAACCTATGAAACCAACCATTAAAGGATTATATTGTAACAACAATATTTGGATTAATAAACACCTTGCGACTACTTCTGAAAAAGCATGCATCTTAGCAGAAGAATTAGGCCATTACTATACATCAGCAGGAAACATCCTAGATCAATCTAAAGTTGAAAATCGAAAACAAGAATTAAAAGCCCGTTCATGGGCTTATGAAAAGCTGTTCCCTCTCCAAAAAATTGTACAAGCACATCAATCAACAGTCCGAAACCGTTATGAGTTGGCGGAGTTTCTCGGAGTAACAGAGGAATTTTTAGAGGAGGCTATCCAGCGCTATCGCGAAAAGTACGGCCCCTACACTACAATCGACAATTATACTATTTGTTTTGATCCTTTAGGTGTATTAGAAATGTTTGATTAACATTGAAAGCTCTTCCATTGATCTGGCTGGAGATTTTATAACAAGGATCGTGACAAAATTCTCGTGATCAGGCATGGGGCGATATCGAAAAGGTTCGCTTCCATGACCTGCGGTACTCCTCCGTCTATTTGGTGTTAAGTGAGGGAATCAATATGAAGGTTGTACAAAAGACTTGTACACAAAAACATCAAAAAACGATGAATATTTACTCACATGTCAGAGAAAAAGACGATGAGAAAGCAAGCAACGTTTTTGACGACTTGCTATGAATTGGTCACACGTTGATCACTGGCAGACACATACAAAGAAAAAGACGCTATTCCTATTTTCAAAGAACAGCGTCATATCAAGGTTTGTATGAGTGATTCCGACTGGGTTCGAACCAGCGACCTCCACCCTGTCAAGGTGAACGGTTTTTAGTCGGTAAGTCTACGGTATGTCAAACGTTGGTATGTACGTTAAGTCTAACGGTATGTCACACGCTTACAACGATTATACCGATAATGGCGCTACCTTACAAGCCCTATTTCGCAATGAAAGGCCGATAGTACGCCGACGCCTCTACTCGATTGCTCTAAACGCGATTCTCTGCATAAAAAAAAAAGACGGACTAGCCCGAAAGCCAGCCCGTTCCGCTAAACATCATATGCCTATGATCTCCGCCCGCTGCGTACTACCTCCGGCCATGCGTAAAGCCCTCATCAGGGCCAAACATTTAATTAACGTATTTGTTCAGTTCTTCCAAGCCGCGGCTGATCTCGTCTCGCGAGTACGCAGGCTTGCGGCTATCTTCGACGACAAGCGTTTGCCTATCCTGCATACGTCCGTTCAGCCGATAGAACAACTCCAAAGCTTTGATAGAGGCAACTCCGTTGTTACTCGTACCTTGTATCAGTTTAATGAGATAAAGTCCATATAA